ATAAGTCCCTATATCGTATTTATCAACTTCCCACACATTTAAATTAACATTACAAGCTTTCAATAAATCATCTAGTGATTTAACTCTTTTACTATCTTCGCACGTAACTATAGCTCCATCTTTATTTTCTTCAAAATGTGTAGTTTCCTTTACGTGTTTTGGGTTTAAATTTTCTCGTAATTTTCTTGCAATACTGCGAACTCTTTCGTAGTTGGTACCAAATAATTTAGCTGTATGTGCGTATTTTGAATTTAATAATTCAGGATTTGCAATTAAATATTTTCTTATTTTATCGGTAGTAGATTCAGCCATATTAGTCTTCTTTCGGTCCAAAACCATGTTGTGATTTTAGATCT